CACTATCATCAATAAAACTCATCTTAATACCCCAATACAGTTTTAATTAATAAACCTACAAGACCAGTAAACAATATCCAAAGTGCCTTTGTTACATTATCTTTCCAACTAATGATATCTTGAACACTATCTTCTATTTTTTCAAAACTCTCAACACAATTTTTTAAACCTTTTCTAAATTCTGAATTTCTATTTACTCTAACAACAACACCATCATCGGGATCAAGTAATTGTTGTTTTAAATTACGAATAGATGATCGTAATGACTCTTGACCACTATTTAAATCTTCTACTGATTTTTTAAGTAGTGCAAACTCACCATTCGGTAGTTTCTTTTTAAGAAATTCTATCTCTTCTAATATTTCTTTATTTGTTATTGCCATTACCATTCCTAATCACCGCACTTATTTCACTTATATCACTAACCATCACACTATGTCCGTTACTGATACTTATTACATTCCTATGAACACCAATATAACTACTATTACTTGGAAATTGATTTCTTACCCCGCGTAATGCTTCTATAATCTGTTTATTAGTAGCCACTGTATCTCCTTATTTGTTTTCTTCTAACCAACCAGAAGTATCTTCAAGAATATTTTCTAATATACCGATTGCTTTTTCAAATTTAACTGTTTGACCTTTACCTATAGAACCTAAAGTTTCTGATACTGGCATTTTCTTAAACCCCTCAACAACCGCATGAATACTTCTTTGTAAACGACTCACAGAATTCATTGTATTTTCTCTTTCCTGAAGTTCAGAGTATTTCTGTTTCCAACCACCTTGTGTTTTACCAACCTCATCGTGAAAAGATTTTACATCATCTGAAAAACTTTCATTAAGTTCTTCTTTAATTATTTCTTTTAATCTTTTTTGTGTCAATTTCATTTTCTTATCTCCTTAGTTTATTTAACAATCACTGGTACTAAAGCTGTACCCTTATTTGTAAGTTGCATAACATAATGAGTTCCATCTTGGCCAATATGTTTATTAAATTTTTTAATTTTTCTCCACTCTTTTTTACTAATAGTTTGATTTGCCTTAACTTTACCCTCTGGCATACTAATTAGATATCCCATTTTTTTATATTTCTTTAACACACTTGGT